ATCATAAACATTCCACACTAGAACAAATTTGAGCTCATCATTGAAGGTCACAAATACATCTCTGCTATAGTCAAAGCTGATAGTAGCTGAATAGTCACCAGTACCATTGTCAAAGAATCCCTGGTATACATCATCTTGAGATATCACAAATCCATTCTTGTATATCTTCAGTACCAGCTTAAACCTGATCCATGTATCCACAAGGTTAGCTCCGGTGATTGTAAAGTCAAGATTCAAGTCATGATCACCAACATAGTTGATTCTCATGATGCCCTCAGTAGCTGATACAAAGCGCATGAATGTAGCAGCATTCTCAATCTGTCCAGCTGGATCAGATGTCACTGTAGCATTATACGCATCTGTAGTCACTGTATTCTGTAAGTCAGCTCTTCTATTGCCACCGAATACTAGATTCCATCCACTAGATAGTGGAATGTCAGCATTGATAATGTGACCACTGGTGCCATTGTCCTCTGTAGTATAGGCTGACAAGGCAAGTGAATCAGCAGCTGTGATTGTTGGCAATGAGCCACCTTCAAAGGCCATGAGCATTCTCTTGAATGTTTGACTCTCAAGGAAGGCTGAGGACCAGCTAATGCCGCAGTAATCAAATGCCCTCTTTAGGATGTCATAACAGAATACTTGTGGCGGAATATGCTCCACACCAAACGCATCTACTGCTGGCCTATCATATCCATAGTCAATCAGTCCATAGTAGTACCCTAGTCCATCCCAGTTGGCTCCAGTCTTGTTGCTTGTTGGTACACCATTCACCTGGATAGTTCCAGCCCATGAATTCTCTTGATTGGCCTTGATTAGTGTATGTGTATATTCGGACCATGACAGCTCATTGATTCTGATCTTGGATAGCAGTCCAATATAGTCAATAGTTTCTGAGATCATGATGATAGAGAATCTCCACATACCATCCATCCAGCTGCACTCAGTGAGCTGACATATACCATTGAACTGCAATAGACCTTGATCATAGTATCTAGCTGTGGCCTTGACAGATGGATCAAAGTTAAGAAATGCGCTTTGAGTATCCAGCACTGGCTCTGCTGCTGTCAAGCTGAATACTTGATACATCAGATATGTGTTTATCTTGGTACCAGGCAAAGTGATAGTCTTGGAATTATTACCTTTCCTACTAGACAAATCTCTGACATCACTGATGTTGTATGTCAATGGGAATGGCAGCCTTTCATCAAGGTCAACTCTTATATCATTGATGTATAGCTCCATCTATCCTAATTGTGAAATGTAGGTGTATGTTCTATCTATCTGTACTTGCTCTTGAATGAGTCCAGCTTTACGTCTCTGCTTAAGTAGGTAGTTAGCATTGGTGACGTTCACTGGCTCAAATATATCAAGGCCAAAATCATTCTGTAGATATACTCTTGGAGATTCATACAGATCCCTCACTAGCCATTGCTGTACCTCCTCATGAATCCAGTCTGAATTCAGAATGAGCTTGTCTTGCACACTTTTACTAACAGTCATCTGATGACCATCACTCAAGTCATATTCATAGCTGCTTCCTACCCATCTCCCAGTTCTTTTGCTGTATCTATTTGATGTCACATCAGAGCTATCCTCAGATAACAAAGTAAAAGTAAAACTATCCCATGCCCCATATTTATTTAGCCAAATCAATCTGCGCCTTGAATATGCACTGCATGACTGATCATAGTATATTCTGTAAATCTCTGAATCCTTTGAGGCATCAGCAGTCTGTTTTAATTGGATGGTGTAGTAGTAGCAGTTATCAAAGTCAGCTTGTACCAATGATGTGCCACCTACTAGAACAGATGGGCCTACACTAACCAAAGGTATTATAAGACCAGTTGCAAGTGCTCCAGTCCATGTAGCTGATGTAATAAGTGTGCCACTGATATTGTATAGACTCACATATCCAGTACAGTTGTCACCACCACTATTGATGATTGATAGATACTTTGCCTCTGAATAAGATACTAAATCCTTTCTATTTCTTGGAAAGTCAGTTAAAAATAAGTCACCTTTGCCACCAGTATCAATGTCATAGTCTTGATAATCCCAGTTTCCAGTAGTAGCATTGGCATATCTGAATGATCCGTTTAGAAAAATGAATCCACTTGTTGCCTCTGAGGATGCAATGATAACCTCAGCTGGTGTTCCATATCTCTCAAAGATTAGTAATGACCAAACATACTCTGTTAATAACTCTTGTCCGAATGTAGCTTGATCAGGATAGTTATTATTCAAGACAGCCCTACCAAGTGCTGATATATTAAACTTGCCAGCATCACCATTCTCAGGGAATACTTGATGAGTAGAATTAAGGCCGCCATTGATATACACCTCAACAATGAATGAGAAGTTTGCTTGTCCAGTATTGTCTGATTCAAAGGTCCATTCCACATTGTTGCAGATAGGCCAGAATGGCATTGGCTCATCTATTATCGTTATTGCCATGTTCTTGTATTTTTTGTGAATGATATTTCAAACATCAACCCAGTGACAGCAGCTAGATCATTAGCTATCCTATCAAGGACCTCATTGCTCATGACATTGGATGTGATATTGCGAGGCTTGATACCATACTTGTTCTTTGTAGCTGATGCTGATGCATAGGCATGACTCAGATCATATCCCTTCCATTGCTGTATTGCCTTAGCATGATTCTTTGAAACATTAGGATACTTAAAGCTGTAAGGTGTTTGAAATTTATTCTGCCCTACTGGATTGACACCCTCATCTTGAAACTTGTAGTATTCATCCGCTTGTATCTCAAATGACAATGCTCCAGTAGGAAAGTATACTACTGACTGAGCTAGTCCTCCAGTATTATTTACGTTAGTAAGTATATACTCTTGGAATTGTGCTGTGACCTCATTGGCAAGACCTAGAATAAACTTCTCATAAGCTGTCTGAGGCTGAGTAAGTTCAGTCTGAGATATACCTAGTGAGTCAAGAAATTGCAGATCATCAGCCATGTCTTTGTAATATGTAATCTTGTTCCGCTTTCAGCTTAAAGAAGTTCAGCCAAAACAATGTCTTTATGTATGGCTGACGCGTGATAGTGTCCACATCTTTGCCAAGCTCTTGCGCCAGCTTGAGGAGGATTCTTGTCCATGTAAACCATTCGCTGTCTCTAAGAGTTTCTGATGCATTGTCTGATTCTGATTCATCAGCCTCGCTGTCTGTATTCCCAAGATAGCGAGACTCCGCCTCTCTGATTCTCGCAAAAAAAAAGCGAAGAAATTCAGAAATTCATCACCAGGAAAGGCCCTCTTGAATATCTCTTCCCTCTTCTTATTGGGATTGATGACCTTGCCCCTATCATCCTCTTGGCAGTATTCCATGCCCTCCTCAATGTAGCATATAGCCAATGCCTCACATGGTGTTGAGCTGACATCCTCAATGAGCTTCATGTCAATGATCTGACCAGTCTCTATAGCACTAAAGTCCTTTTCAAATCTGTATCTCTTGCCTTCTATCTCAATGAATTCAGATGGCTCCTTTGTGCTGTATTGTGATAGCATATTCAGAAGTACACTGCTGGCATTCATGATGTCATCAATGTGAATCTTCCTGACCTTGTTGATTGGCAGTCCAGTGAATATGCTGACAAGCTGTGACTGAAAGTCAAGCATGTTGATAAGTGACTTATCTGTCTGCTGGATGAATGGTGCCAGCATAAGCCATTTAGTTAGCTGATCAGGTCTACACTCTTGGATTGTCTGTGGATAGTTTACATCAATGGTTTTCATGCTCTTAATATTTTGTATTGACCTCTCTTACTATAGTTCTTTTTGCTATGCCATGCCAGTGCTAGTGAGATAACCCCATCATCATGCAGCCCACTTGGTGCAGAGTATTGTACTGACCTGGTATTCGGATTGTAAATATAGGTAAAATTCTCAAGCTCATCTATCAGCCATTGCTCTTCTATTATCTTGATGTCTGACTGCTCAAATGCTAGTGCTAGATCCTCAATGATTATTGGCTTAGTCTTGCTGGTAGTTGTGAAGGGATTGACTAGATTACGCAGTCTTGATGACAGCATCTCAAAGAAGATGTCCCCTTGATTGTTGACCTCTATCAATGTGACTGCTTGATATTGCTTGATGATGTCTGCTACCTTGTCAATGATCTTGGACCACTCATCATGTCGCCACCTACCCACATACACCATCTGCCCTCTCTCATTCAGTATTGTCAGCACTGTGTAGTCATCTGCCCTACCTATGTCTAGCCCAGCATAGCACTTGCCACCTCTCTCCCATGTTCCAGCTGACTGCCTCACGTTCTTGAATAGTCCGGATGCATTGTCAATGAATTCAGCCATGTATTCCTGGCGAAAGATATGATCAGGCAATGACCGCTTTCTCTCCTCCAATTCTTGTGGTGCTATCATTGGATTGTCATAGGATGTGAAGTGGATGTACTTGTATCTGTCATCATAGTTAGGCTGCATACACAAGGCATGAAAATGATTCTTTCCCTTTGGTGTTGAGATGAATATCACCTTCTTTCCCTTGACCATGACAGTTGCTGATAGCACCTCATTCCACAGCTCAGGTCTTGTGAAGGCCATCTCATCCACTACCATGAAGTGAAAGGTATTTCCTCTGATATTGTCGGGCCGTTCACCACTAAAGAATTCTATTGATGATCCAAAGCCAGTCACCTTGAGATCTGACTTGTTGAATTCAAATAGTCCGCTGTTCTTTGTAGCTCTCTCAAGCTCTGCAAATACTTTCTTACCTTGCTTGTATACCGGTGTTACCCAAGCAATCTGTGAGCCTGGATGATTGATGGCCCAGTACAGAAGCTGATTGATCCCTAGTAAGGTCTTGCCAAACTGCCTACCAATATTCAGAGCATAGTATTTTTCGCTGCCTTGATTGATAGCATTGTGGATGTGCCTCTGATTAGGATGAGGCTTGTAGCCTTTGATAGTACTCATTCATCAAAGTCAAAGTTATCAACATTTCTAGTCTCAACTTGCTGGCGATCATGCATGCCTAATCTGTTCTTGGCATAGAATATTCCCTTGCCCTCATTGCCCACAATATCAACAGCTAAGCCTTTAAAAAGCTCATCTATTTTTTTAATAGTGTCAGATTTGAGTTTGTCATCAGAATTCAACCAAGTGTAATAAGTCTCTCTTACAATACTCTTTTCTTTCCTCACAATAGGAATCCATATTCTAAGGAAGTAATCTATAGTAGGTATATGCCTATCTAGTACCAGGACAATCTCTCCTTTATTGGATATCATTTCTTTCTTATGAGACATGCACTCTTCAATATAGATATGTGCTAGTTCCTCAAGGTGTTTTATGAATTCATCTGAGTATGCCATTATTTCAGTTCATTAATTTTAGATTCTGCCCATGTCTTTGCTGCCTTGCCACCCCATAGAAGATATGAGATGTATCCGCAATCTTCAGGTGTACCATTTTCATAGTAAGTCTCAGCTCTTGACAGATAGCTTATCATTCTTTTGATTGTATCAATGGATAGCTTTTCTCTATTGCTGAGCTGCTGTGCTCTGACTTTGCCTACTTGTGTTGCACATCTATTGCCTTGCTTTTCATTCAGTTCTATCCCTCGTCTAGCATTGTTGACTACAGCATCAGGATAGTCATTATAACTATCTTGAAATTCTTGCTTTGCTCTTTGCCATGATGACTTACATACTGGATAGCGTTGAGTTGATGGATATTCGTCTTTCATCTTCTCATCAGCCATGCATCTAGTTATGAATTCATTCTCTGATTCTGCTGGTCTTGGTTTAGGTATTGGCATTACTTGCAGTATTTAGTGTAAAATGTATATGGCACCACCTTCATCTTTGCCAGGATCCATATCAGTGGCCTATAGGCTTTGAAGTTGTACTTCTCATATTTGGCTCTGTCACCTTTGCGAAGGTTGATCAGTGCATTTATTTTGGATTCGTATTCCCCTAGCTTT